AAGATATGTTAAATATTATATCACTAATATGCCAAATCTTCATATATTTTATTGTTGTTTTTTATATATTTTTAATAGTTCTTCTGTATTGTATCTAAAGTATAAGTCGTAATCAATAGTATCTATTTCACTAGACCTTAGTTCTTCTATCCATTTAGTAAATTTAATAGCAAAATCGTCTACTTCTTCTTGTGTTGTAATCAACTCTCCAGGAGAGTATACTCTAAATTTTGTTTCTTTAAATTTGCCACTTAAAAAATCTTGCTCTCTCATGTATTATTTATTAATTAAAAAATCCATACCAAAATATCCAAAAAAGAATCCACCTAAAATAGATAGCACTTCAAAATCAAACACTAATGCTAATGCACATACAAATAAAGACGCTAAAGCATAAATTCCATTTTTTTTCATATATTATTTATTTTCAAATTCAACTTCATAACCAAGCTCTTTTAATACTGATTGTAATGCTGTAGTTACATCCATTCCTAAATATCCGTTGTCGTGTATTTCAGGGTTAGGATGCTCAAGTTCTTTACCATTAAGATGTAACTTTGTTCCGTAAGAATAACAACAACCATCGCCACAAGTGTAATCCCAATCTTCTAATGTTATTTTTAATTTTTCCATATCTTATTCAATTTTAATTGTTAATTTTATATTTAAGTTATCGCAAACATCTACAAACTTATCGTAACTCATTCTCTGATGATTGTTTAGCCAATGATTAATACTGCTGGCACTCTGTCTAGTGTTTTCTGCAAATTCTAACTGACTCATCTCTGATTGAAGATACAAATGTAGTAATTCTTTATTAAAATCTAATCTATTATTCATATTTTTTTTTATTTTTTTTAAAATGGAATATCTCCAAATGCATCTCCTGGACTGATAAATGGAAGTTCTTTTTTGTCTTCTAACAACACCTCTTCTTTATATTCTACTATATGTTCGTATTTGCTATTATCTATTAAACAATGAGTAGGACATTCAGTTCCTCTTTCATAATACCTTCCTGAAGGTATGTGATATTCAAACTCAGACAATCCTCCTATTTCTCCTTGAAAACTCATCTTTGTTTTTAAGTTTGTAAATGTTGTGTAATCTCCAGTTCCTCCACTATCAAAGTTTCTGTAAATACAATACCCATCGTGAGTTTGGTTTCTAAAATCAGCAGAACCACTTACATCATAAAGGGTTGGAGAATCATATACTCCAGACTCACTCTTCTTCATTTTTGTTGGATGTGCAATTAAAAATATCATCACATTATTCATTTGAGCAAATGTAGTTAACTTCGTTAACACTTCGTTTATTTGTTCTAATTTATTGCCACTTTTATCAAATTCAAGTTTATTGAAAGCATCAATTACAAATATATCAATACCATAACAAAACATCTGTTCTTTAAATCTTTCTAATAACCAACTCCAAGTAGGTGAGTTATTATTATCTGGAGCTGTTAAATAAATTTTATCATTAGCCCATTCTTTATACCTCTCTATTTCGTTTTTTGTAATTCTAGGAACTCCATCATAATCTTTAAAGAAATTCTTACCATATACTTTTTGAATAAAAGTAGCATGATGAAGACTAAAAGGATGGTGTTCTGGAGAATAAAAAGAAGCCTTCATCTTATAGTCTGATATTAGATTTAACACATACCACTCTGTAAAGTTACTTTTTCCATGAGAAGGAATTCCAGTTCCTACTACTAAATGCCCTCTCATTACAGAAAATACGTCCTTTAAACCTCCAAAAGATTTGTGCTTTGGGTATATTGTGTCAGGGAATCCATTTTCATAAAGGTCGTTTATGTCTGATATTAAATCATTTACTAAGTGAGTTCCAGCTACAGGATATGAAGTTCTGTTTCCTAAAGATTGCAATAAACAACCATTAATTAAATCATCATTAGCATCTTTACCTTCGAAATTTATTCTTTGACATCTCCATCTTCCTAATCTTTGAGCTATTTTTTCAGCTAAATCATTTCCTTTATCGTCATTATCTGTTGCTATGTAGAATTTCTCTATATTTTTTAAATACTTCTCTGAATTTAACCAGTACTTATCGTTATCATTAGCTCCATTAGGTACAGATATAACATTCTTAATTCCAACCTGATTAACAGCTAACACATCAAACTCACCTTCTACAATATAACATTCTTTTTCGTTTATTACTGAATTTATATTATAGAAAATAGACTTACCATTAGTTGATTGTGTAAAAAACTTATCAGCAGTTCTATATTTTTTATTTACAACAACATCTCCCTCAAAGTAATTAAATACAATATTTAATCTATTTTTATTTACTCCTGGCTGAAAGTAACTCTCTTCTGTTAAACCTAAATCATTTGCTGTTCTTTGAGATATTCCTCTTGACTCTAAGAATTTAACTATACCATCAGATAATTGTGTATGATTAACCCAATCTTGAGAAGGAAGTGTGTAAGAATTATCTACAACCTTATTTACATTATCTCTAAAAGACAATGAGTCGCAATAAAAACACTTTCCGTAACCTCCAGAGTGATCAATTAATAAGCTCTTATCTTTTTTGTCAGTTCTAACACCATCACAAGAAGGGCATCTTAATTTTTCTTTTCCACTAGTTTTTTTAAAATCAAGTGAATCCCAATCAATAAATGTATTCATAATTTAAAATGGTGTTTTCATTCGTTTTACTCCGTTTACTTCTATCACATTCGATGGGATGATTTCTTTATTCTTTAGGTCATCATTAAACAACTTCATGTCGTTGTTATTTTTAACCCATTCCCAATTAAATCCAGACCAACTCTTTTCAACAATATATTCAAGAATAGAATTAATTTCACATTTTTCTTTTTCAACCATTGATATAAATGAATCAAAACTTGTTTCTGTGTTTGACGCTTTTTTAGCTTTTCTAACAACCAACCAATCTTCAACCAAACTTTCCTTAAAACCATAATCAATTAAAGATTTTTTAAAATTAAATTTATTCCTTTTTGGTTTAATATCACTTACACTATCACTTACACTTACACTTACACTTACATTATCAGTTGAATTTCGTGTTGTTTCGTCTAACGAATTTGAACGGTCGTTGGATTTCGTTGCTCTAATTTCAGCACTCTTCTTTCCTGCTAACCTTCGTTGCTCTAATTGAGACTCCCATTTATCTAAATCCCTTTTTAATGTGTGCTTTATATTTGCAAAAACTGCATTTATAACATAGTCCTCTGTCTTAGGGTTTTCATCATTAACGTATGAAAATATATGCTTAATTAATTTACCAGCCATTTCGTCAGGCAAATTTTCAAATGTTTCTTTCCAATCAGCATAAGCTATAAAGGATTTTTTATTTTCTGCCATAATTAAATTATTTTATTTCCTTTTCTTATATTATCAATTGCCCATAATGGTTGAAAGTTAGTATGGTGGTTTAGTTTAATTAAATCTTCTTCTGTTTTCGCTATAGAAATAGGCGTTATATGATCCAAATGCCACCCATATATTCCGTAGTTATCCCAAGACATTCCGTTTTGAAATTTAGATTCTATATATTCTTTAAACTGAATCTGGTTACACCCTAACATATCTGTTAGTTTTTTGTTTTTAGATATAGTAGAGCTTTTTAAGAATAGAGAGATCCTTGTTCTCATATTTTTAAACAACTTCATCCTTGTTTCAAATTCTGGATTATTTTGTCTGTACAAGTAAGAAGATTCTTTTATTTTATCTTTATTATTAGATCTCCAGTTCTTCATGTATTCAGCTCTTTTTTCTTTATTTTTTTCTAACCAAGATTTATAAACATCTTTTCTGTGTTCTTTATTTTTTCCTCTCCACTCTTTTGTTGATTTATATATTTTTTCTTTGTTTTCTTCTCTGTATTTTTCTCTTGTTTTAGAATAATAATCTTTTTTAGAACTCATAAATTCGTTTTTACAATGCTTACATTGAGGGTATAGTCCGCTTGACTTTGAACTATCTTTATGAAATTCAGTTAATTCTTTTTCTTCTTTACATTTACTACATTTTTTCATACATCTTAATTTTTTAAAAACAGAAAACCCTACAAGTTTCGAGGTGGAGGCTCTAATCCTTGTAAGGTTTCTAATGATACTATAATATTTTCAGTTGTAATTAATCCTCCACAGAAATTACATTTGCAAAGATATAAAAAAATTTTAAATAAATCTCGATAGTGGAGAATATGTTTTAGGTCAGGTGACAGGATTCGAACCTGTATGTGTACCGAGTTTATAGATTATGAGTACACTTAACCTAATTAGCGTCTACCACGTCAGGGGACACCCCTAACCTTCCGCCACACCTGACTGTTTGCAATTATGGTTGATTAGACCTAACGAAGTAGTGTTGCCCTCCGAGCTCAGTTTCTATATCGGACAAACTGAATTTCAAAATACGCTCTTGCCTCACGCCCAAGAGTATGTCGTCATCTTTGTGGTTAGATGAAACCGTCTGAGTAATCAACTCATTGTGGTCAGGGCAGGATTCGAACCTGCAGTAGTGATTTGCGTAAACGGAGTGTCACTATCATTCCCACACGCTAACGAATACCATTCCGCCACCTGACTTCAGGGAGTTATATGAAAGCGCACACCATATAACTTTGAATCGACACCCGAAATTAGACACTCTCTTTCGAAAGCCTCGAATAGTTCCCGCTATTCATTTTACAAATGTAAACAAATTTGTTTACACTCAAGTTAATAATTCTGTAAATCTTCTTCATCATCTACAAAATCACAATGCTCCATACATTCTGGACATAAATCTATTTCCGATGCGTATTCACTATAAGCACCACAACAATCGCTAACTAATCCCATACTTTATTTATTTTTAATATTAAACAATTCTAAATAACTTTTAAATATTTCTTTTTCTGCACTAATCTTATCAAACACCACCCTATTACCTTTCTTATCTGGTTTACTTAAATCAACCCTCTTATAGCTATACTCCTTATTGGCTTGTAATAAGTCATTTAGAGAGCCTCTAACGACATGAAAACCTCCAGGAGTACATTCCATAGAGTAGTATACCTTTAACTCCTTCAAACAGAATCTATATGCGTTGACTTCTAGCTCTGTAGGGTGGTATGATTTTGGTATTGCCTTTATCTTTGCCATGTTTTTTTCTTTTTATAGTTACCTCTTGTAGTTAGATAAACCCCAAAAACTGAGGTTTATCTTGTGATGATTGGTAAACTACTCAAACTCCGCTACATCTAACTCAATCTTAACTCTTATGTTATCAATTAGCTTCAGTTGAACGTACTCTGATAAGAATTTCTTCTGCCACTTTGAGTTGTACATCTTCTTATACTCTCTACATACGGCTATAAAACGATTTTTAGAGTGTTTTAAGACAGTTTCTGCATGTTTCTTACCTTTCCCCTTCATTCCTTTAATATTGTCTGTAGAATCACCTACAATCATCTGATAGTGGAAGTTATAATCAGCCTCATCTTCTGACACATCATGTACTTCTCCAAACCTTCTGTAGTAGGTGTCAAACATCTTTATGGGAAAGGTTCGTAAATCTTTATCCAAGCCAGCTATCATTATGTCTGAGAATGGGAACTCTCTCTTGAATTCAAAATACCAAGAAATCAAAAGGTCATCACTCTCTAAACCTTGAATACTAACTGGGTTATAACACTCTAGTAGGTACTCCTTTATCTCCTTGTAGTTTACTGGTTTTTCTTTGTTAGATCTATTTGCCTTGTAGTTAGAAACAAAAAGCTTTCTGTGTGTTGTGTTGTTGAAAGGCTCTACAAATATTCTATAGTGTGTTGAATTACTCTCTAATAGTATCTTAGAGATGTGATTGTCGATCTTGTCTTTATATTCATCCAGATCCTCTATGGACCAATATGCAAAAGAATCTCCGTCGATCAGAATGGTATTCTTCATGTTAAACATATATTAGATTAGTATTATTTTTATTAGTTCCATTTAATTTACTTGCTAAAGTAGATTTTTTCATGTCAATAGACTTACAAGCGTCGTCTATTCCGATATAAAAAACTCCAGTTTGAATATCCATAATTATTTTTTTTCTTGATTCACTTATTTTTTCTATCCAATCTTTAGACTTAGATTTTCCTTTACGAAGTGTACTCATCTTTAGTTTATATTCTTCTGAATGTTTTTTTCCTTTATGCGCTATGCTGAGTTTAAGTTTAGATTCTTCAGTATGTTTTCTTCCTCTACTTTTCAATCTCATTTTTATCTTAGTCTCTTCTGTATGTTTACTTCCCAAACCTCGCTTGTGACCTTTACTTTTAAGTCCCATTCTTATCTTTGTTTCTTCAGAATGTTTTCTTCCTTTTTGAGATTGACTCATCTTTAACTTAGCTTCTTCAGATGCCTTTTTTCCTTTATGCGCTTCGCTAATTTTCTTTTTAGTTTCATCAGACATAACTCTGCTTCTGTCTTTTGATTCAGTAAGCACACAATTCAACCCTCCATTCAAAACATCAAATTCATCTTGCCAAAATCTTTCCCTGCAATTTAAATCTTCAACATTGCATTCCTCTATAATTTCAAAAGTATGATTTTCTGCTCCGTGTTTTTTTAAAGAATTATATAATATTGTTTGACCTTTACAGTCTAATCTTTTGTATTCTTTAAATCTTCTTTCAATGTTTACACCTTGACCGATGTAAACTTTGTTCGAAGGGCTTGTGATTTTGTATATACCTATCATAACTTAAATTTTATTTTTCTTTTATTAGATAGTACCACAGCCAAATCAATCTTGACCTTAAGACTTCGTAAGCGATTAGTATTAAAAAGTATTTCATGATTTATTAGTATACTTAATAATATCTATCTGTGTATTTATAATCTCCTGAAGGAATTCTAGATGGATGAGAGCCTTTATTTTAAACTTATCATCCCCATGATCCACAATCTGTAGTTTGATTGAAGACATGGTGTCAAGGTTGTTTAGTTTGTACTGATATAGGTCAGGTAAAGACGTACAATTTAGCACGTCTTTTGTATCAAACCCAAAGAATCTATTTGTTGCATCCATACTACTTAAATGTCTTTATCAGTTAACCCCAACTCCTTCATCTGTTCTGGTGTAACAATGTACTTATCTTTAAGTAATTTAATTGTTGCATCCTTATCTTTCTCCATCATGTTTTTTACAGCCTCAATGTTTGAGATGGTAGCTTTTGTGGATGGTTTTGGTGGTGTAGTTTGCTGTGTCTTAACAACTACCTCTGGCTTTCTGTTTGGATTATCAATATCATCCTCGTCTGTACTAATGTGGAAGTACTTTAGCAAGAAGTATCTTTCTGCGTATGTTAATGCTGAACCTAACCCTTTTTCAAAATCGTTCTGCCCATTAGCAGCAAAGTAATTCTCATCTTTATCTCCAGTCTCGCAATCTACCCAAGTAAACTTCATACTAGCTTTAGTAAGGATTTCTGTCTTGCTTACGCCCTTAGCCGTTACATAGTCTTGTCTTGTGTTTTCAATATCAATAACTTCTTGTTTAAGAATAATACCATACTCATTCATAAGTGGCTTGATGTGTTCTAATACTTTAGATCCTGATACGTATTGATAACTAAATGATTTAGAATCTTTACCAAGACCTACTACTCTTTTTTGAATTTCTAATAACTTTTGAAATAAATTCATTGTGTTTTCTTTTTTTGCTGTTGCCATAATTTATAATTTTTAATTGTTAAAAAATGGGGTACTATTAATACCCCACTAAATCAAATGTTTCTACTAATAACCTAAAGTTTTTATTACCTTTAAAAGGGCAACAAGTCGTCTTCCTCCTCTTTAACAGCTTTCTTGCTTTGCTTAGGTTGTTGTGTCTGACATTCTGAAGACCAAACCACCTTTCCATTACCTAAGAAGTTTCTGTCTGCCTTGCTTTTTCTCTCATCTTCGGACTGCCCCTCCCAAACTGATACATCGTTGTTGTATTGGTCTGGTTCGTCGTTTAAGCTAATTGTAAGGTTAGCATAAGTTCCTTTTTTACCAGTTACAAACTTTGATTTGTCTAGCTTTGTAACGTCAATCGATACTGCAATTAATTTTGCCATAGTGTAAAATAATTTAATTCGCCTACCTTTTTTAATATCTCTTGTCGGCTATTGAGATTGTTGCAAATATATTAATTTATTGATTACCAACCTAATATTTAGTTAATATTTTTAATGATTGGTTAAAATCTTTACTCTTGAAGACGGCACACCTACTTCTAAATAAGAATAGGAATGATGATCTTTTGTAAACAACGAAGTACTCGTTCTTAAACTCTAAGCTAAATGTTGTCTTCATATTGTATTGCTTTTATTATCTCCTGATAGTGGAAGTCTTCACAATCCCACATGTCTTTTAGAGAGTCTAGTATAGCACTCATCTTGCTTAAGAAGTATTGGTTTTCACTTACGTTAGAGATATACATCATATCTTCTAGCGCATTTATAATTTCTGTTTTATTCATTGTCTATAACAAATTTATTTCCATTAATATTAATTATGTTTTTATTAAACTCTGATACACCTCTAAATGTTTTATTGTTATCCTTAGCAAACTTAGAGATTGTTTTTAAATTAAGAAGGTCAAATCCTAATATAATAATTTGTACTAAATCTTGTTCTGTTATCTCGTTGTTATTAAACTTATCGTAAATAAATTCATAAGTTTTTCTTCCGTTGCTTGATATTAAAGGTGTTTCCATTAGGTATAATTTTTTATATTGATGCTATTTACTAGTTAGGTGCAATGCTATGACTGCAACTCCTTACGCAAATCTTCTTCTATTAATTTGAATGTTCTCATTTTAATATCACACTTCATTGCATTTTCATAATCACCAGCTTCTTTGTATTCATCAACACTTTTTTGAAGCATTTCAACTCTACCAACTATTCGGCAAAGCATATTTTCCATTCGTTCTCTTAATGTTTGTTTCATCTTTATTTTAGTTTGTGAGAAGCACTGCACCTAACAGCACATAGGCAATATGGCGGGTTCTCGGTTAATATTAAGTTCTCGTTTTCAAATCAAGTTTTGTGCTTACATATAGTTTTGTGTTCCAAAATCCGCCACATCGCCTATCTGCAAAACGTTATAAGAAATAGCTACTAATAGTTTTCATAATAACATTTTTCAGAGTATGAATTTACAGGGCAATTATCCATTCTTGCAATAGTTTCTCTTAAATCATTCTCCCCATAATTGCATCTTTTGCATTCTGAACCTATAAACTTAACCCTTGTATTTTTAAAGTAACCTATTACATAAACAGGTATCCATTTATGCCCTAAAATTTTACACCAATCTATTTTCATAACACTTTTATTTTTAATTACCCGCTACTTCTTATAACAGGTGTTTGTAAATACCAGCCGAAAATAAAATGCGTGTAGGCTGGCATCTACAAGCACCGAAACGTTAAACACAATATTATCCAAATATTGCGTAATCAGCCATTTTAATAATTACTAAAGCGTGAAATAATTGGTCTAATCCAAAAATAATCCAATGCCATTTATTTGCAGGAGATTGTAAAGAAGGAAACCAACTATTCATTTTACCTTTCCATACATCAATTAAAAAGTGTGTTATTAATTGGAATGGCATTAAAAAATATAATTCATCTTTTAAACCAATAATTGATAAAAAAGCACCCATTATAAACATGTGAACAAAAGCATGAATAAAAATAGGAAATAAAGGAGTTCCAAGCCTTTTAGCATTAAGCATCCAAGCAGTTGATAAATGTGTGTAATCTGCTAAAAAATGACAGATAAAAAGTCCGATTAAAATTGTTGTTTGTGTCATAATAAAATACTGTGTTTAACACCAGTTTTGCAAGATTGCTGGTAAGTGATTAATTTAATGTTTAGTGTGTACTTGCAATGCACTTTTTAAATCTAAGCAAAGTTTATATTTTCAGCAACCTCGCAAAGCTGTGGGAACGTTAGATAGTGGAATTTATTTACATATTAAATTTAAACCTCCTTTTATCCTATCTACGACCTCTTCTTTAAGGAAGTTATACTCAACTACATTTACACCCTTAACAAGCCTTCTATCTAAAGAATATAGCTTATTGAAGTTTCTTTTAGTGTATAGCATGTCGCAAACATATTTAAATCTGAATAACTCAAACCATCTGTACATTTCAGAGCCTTCGTCTACCTTAACGTGGTTATTGTATAGCTTGTAAATACCAACAGAATCATTTTCTTTGTTGTATGATATCTTGAATCCATGATAAAAAATACTCTGAACATTTTTACCTTCTGTATGTACTGGCAATGTTAATGATGCCTCTTTAAATCTTTCTACTAAATTCATAATTTTATATTTTTTTAAAACATTTTTATTTGACTCTTGTCTAACTCTGTCCAGTATATTATTTGCTTCTTTACGCTGGATATGTCCTTATTTAATTCTTTTCTGCTTAACACTAACTGGTCTAACTTTTTTTGATGAGTGTTTATGTTTTTAAGCACCTCATCCTGAGTATATGTCTTCGTCTTCATATTACTTAAATTGTTTTATGTGGTTCAATACCTTATTCATTTCACTAACCTTGTTGTTGTCTGCATGGAATAGTTCCTGAGATAGTTCTATTTTATCATAAGTTATCTCGTTTCCGTACACCAGCTTTACCTTGTCTGAAAACTTAACGAATTCCTTAAACTCGTAAGGGGTTAGGGCATCTCCAGACTGAGACACCCATCTACCATTGTCTAATTTAAAGTTCATATCTCTTATTTGTTTAGTAAGTTTAACCAATATTCTGCTCCTTCTTTAGACTCTTCAAAACTAAACCATCCATATATAGATATGTCGTTTACTTGAATTAGGTATGCTAACTGGTCTATTCCGTACTGGCTTATTACATTGTTAATTGCCTTGATTTGGTCATCTCTGTCTAAATCTCTAAATGTTGTTATCATAATGTATCAATTATTTTTTCTGTTATTAATTCTATTTGGTCCTCTAGTAACTCCCATACATCAACGCCTAGATGCTCTATTGATGTGATTTCTACCTCATCATGACTTCCAGGATAGTCGTGAGTGGAAGGCTCTCCCTTCGTAAAGATGAACTCTATGTCTAACTCTACACCTCTGTATTTAATTGTTTCGTGTGATATCATATCTTACAATCTCTTTAATTCTCCAGCTATTTTGCCTAATTCTACTAACTCAGAGTAGATAAATCTAATTACTTTCATATCTCTTATTTGTTTTTACAAGTTATCCTTTAAATTAAAAAAAGCCAATGCTAAG